CTGCACATCGATGCCCGCCTGCATGAGTGTGTTCGGGCTCACCCACACGTCCTGCACAGGCCCGTCTTCAGTTACTGCGGCGACAAACTGTTGGAAACTCTCAGGATCGCGAGCGCGAACCTTGCTCGCTTCCGCGAGTTGGGTCAGCCTCAAAAGGGTCTGCGCGTACTGATCCGCCTTAATGCTCGCGTCGTTCTTCCCCGCCATAGAGTTCGCAGTGACTCCAGCCGTCGCGACAACAGCGCTCTGCATGAGGACTGCGACAGCGGTCTGCGCCATCGCGTCAGGCCGCTCCTTGAAGTACTCTGCCCACGTCTTGTTTGGGTTCGCGATGGCGGTGTCAATCGCGTCCTGGAACCAGGTCGCCACCTGCTCCCCTAGCTGCTCTCTGATCTGGTCCCCTGTGACGATCTGCATGATCGTCTTGCGCCCGAAACTGTCGACGAGGAACTTCATCGGGTATAGCTCTGTCACACCTTCGACGACACCGGAGAGGACTCCCGCGGTGGTCGACTCCAGCACGCTGCCGCCGCGCGCGCGCGTACGTGCGTACTGATCCAACTCTGTCTGCGTCACTGCTGGCGCCAGGGCGACGTAGGGGTTCTTCGTGAGGATCGCCAACGTCAACCCTGGGATGTTCGTGATGACACTCTGGGCGCCACCATACCCGTACCGTGCGAGCTCGCTCCTCTCTTGCACAGGTGTGTAGGGGTCGCTCGGGTACGCAGTCGCCTCGAACGAGGGGGTCGCCAGGCTGTCCATGAATTCATACTGCTCGTAGCGTCGAAGCGCTCGCGCCTCCATCTCCGGCAGGCCGAACGTCCCCGCGAACTGCATCCGGACCTGCTCCCGCATTTTTGGGAGCAGATTCTTGGTTGACGTGAACAACCCGGTAATGAAAGACTCGGGGGTCAACGTCGGCTGCTGTGGGGTCTTCAACAACCCAGTAGCGTCCGCGTCGACGTTGTACTTGCGGAGGACATTGGAGCGGGCGGTATCCCAATCCAGCGCGGGATTACGCTTCATGCTCTCTTCGATCAGCATCGAGACGTCGGTGCCGTTGATCGTCGGCTTGAAGCTGGCAGCCCACTCGGTCGACTTCAGGCCTTCCACATCGTCGTGCGCTACACCAGCGAACTCTGGCTTCTGGAGTTCACGAGAGAGGACAGGTGCGTCCATGATCGCCGCGTTGATCTCTTCGAGCTTCCTCTTGCGACGCAGCTCCGGAAGGTTGTCGACGACGACCGCTGTCGGCAGCGAGAGCTTTCGGCCGAGACGTGCGGCCTCCCCTGCCTCATCAGGATTTTGTTCTGTCGCCCCGAGGAGGCTCCCTCGGCGGGCGTCGTTCTGCTCCGAGGAGACGGCCTCTACCGCGGCACTGATTTCGTCGAGGCGCCCCATCAGAGGCCTTTCCACTTGCGATACGCGCTCAAAAGTTCTCCCTCTGTCGGGTAGCGTTTGTTGCGAGAGAAGAAGGCGGACTTGATGTCGGCCTTATCCTGGTCCGGAATTTCAGGCGTGAACGTCTTCTCCTTCTCGGTACCCTTCACCTCAAAGTACTGATCGGAGAAGAACCAACCCCGCTTGCCCTTTATCACCATACGCTCGATGATCTTTTTCCGCTCGTCGTGCGTGAGCACTTTCCCGGAGCGTGTCTGTTCTGCCTGCACCTCGTCCCTTACCGCTTTGTCGAAGAGCCCCTTCTTCCCTCGATCGCCGTCACCCCACCTCATCTGGTCGTGCATGTCGGAGAGTTGCTCGCTCAGGGTGGAAGCGCTCTGCAGTTTGCTCGGTTCCTTCTGCATCTTCGCGAACTCTTCAAGATCGGAGGTGGACACCTTGCCGATGTACGTCTTCAGGTTCGTGGCGCGGAACTCCTCCGGCTTAGCGCGTGCCATCTCGTGCAAGTCGAGGAGCGTTTCCGGATTGCTCCTCGTCTCACCCGAGAAAATGCCCATCGCCTGGTGCAGCTTGCCGCTGTTCTTCAGCCCGTTGTAAATCTGCGGAGGGAGATCGAGAATTGTCTTCCCTGGATTCTTCAACCTGAAGTCCGCGGCGGCGCCGAGAAGGTTGCCTTCCCACTCCGTCTGCTGGGACTTCCTTCTGGCTTCCGCGTGCTCCAGGCGAGTGAGGGTGGCGTCCCTCATCTCCGCGCTGATCTTGCCTTCCTTGAACCGCTTGTCGAGTTCCTTCGTCTGCGCGGACAGGCCGGGTAACTGCTGCAGCTCAAACTGGAGTTTGAGAGAGCCGTCTTTTACCTCGCCGCTTTTCAGAAGCTTGTCGACCTCATCCCTCACGGAGCCATTGATCTCGTTCTGGTTCGCGGTGTAGTAGGCGCGTGCTGCATCCGCATTGTTACCCACCATGTTCGAGATGCGCTGCACATGCATCGCGGTGAGCCACTTACCCTTCTCGGCTTCCGTCTCCTCCACACCCCAGCCCTGCATCGCGCTCTGGGCAGCGACAGAATTTATAATCGTGTCCCGCTGCAGCCCGAGCAACTCCGGCGTGGCCGCGACCGCGGCAGCGTTCACTGCGTTCGTGTTGGCGGCATTGTAGGCCGCGAGGCCCGCTTTCTTCTTCTCGCCGAACTCGAAGGTGCCGACTTCTTGCTTGCCTGCGAGCGCACTCCTGCGGACGACGTTCGAGAAAGCCCTCCGCTGCGACTCATTCTCCAGCGCCCCAGAGAGCTCCGAGGAGGTCTTCGTGTTCCACTCCTCGAACTCACGGGTGATGCCTTGGGCCTTGTGTCCTTGGCGCTGCTCCTTGGTCTGCTGCGTCCACGCGAGCATCCTCTCCGTGTAGGCAGCCTGTGCGGCCTGCACCTTCTCCAGGTTGTTCTGCTCCTGGATTTTGATCGAGATGTCGGAGACGGTGGTGCCGAGATTGGAGAGGCCCTGCCCGATCTGGGAGGCTTCACGGCCCGCAGACCCGAAGAACTCTGCGGACCCGCCAGAGGTCATCCTCGGACCGGGTAGTGCGTCCGGTGCGACCTGAGGGCTGTCGTAGGTAGGAATCCTGGGCATCTCAGCTCACCCTGCTCTGGCGATACCAACTGTCGGCCACGCGGCCGGCGCCCGTGAGTAGCGTGCCGGCTGCTGAAGCGAACGGGTTCACGTTGTCCGAGGCGCCGTACAGCATCTCGGCTTCCGACTCGTAGTTCTTCGCACGTGTGCGGTGGCCCCATGCCTCCTTCTCTGCGTTCGTCGTCGCGGTCGCGGTGTCGAGGCCGCCCATGTAATCTGTCGAGGTGAGGATGTCCAGAGGCGACCCCTCTCCGATGTCGATGCCTCTCGCCGCGAGCGAGGCCCGCTGGCTGCTCTTCAGGGCGCCCGTCTTCATCCCGATCGCGACCTTGGTCTGCTCTCCTCTACGGAGGGCGTCCTCGGCCTGATACTCCGCGATCTTGGCGTTGTTGATCGCGACCTGCGCATCGTACTTGTATTTCCCTTTGGTGGACTTCGCGGCCTCGTAGGCGCCGTAGGCTTGCATGCCCGCGCCCGCGCCCTGAAGAAGCGCGCCCGTGAGGTCGCCGCCTCCACCACCACCTCCCGTGAAGAGGTCGCCGATCCAACTGAAGATGGATTGCGAGGGGGTGACGGAGTTGTCACCCACACCCCAATCATCGAGGAATACCGGTTCGCCGCCGCCTATGCACATTTTATTTGACCCTCTTAATCAAGGTGACACCGTTCGCTTCGTATCCCAGGTGCATATAGAGCGCCTGAGTGCGTTCGGTCTTGTTGCCTGTCGTCACTCCGGGCAGTATCGCCCGGACACCTTGCGACAGTGCCCACTTCTCGAAAGCTCTTATCAGCCTCACGGCCGCCGTGCCTCTGCGGTGCTCCGGTTTCACGTAGAGGACGTAGTCCGACGCGATCTTGTCGTGCCCGAAGAAGTGCTCGATCACGAAGCCGGCCATCATGCCGATGATTTTACCTCCATCCTCCGCGACAAGTGCACTCCCTGGGCGAGAGGGGACCAACATCGTGCCACAGAGGTATCGCGCCAACTTGGCGACCTTCTCTTCCGAGAAGTCCATCCGCTGGTACTCAGGGGACTCCTCGTGCATCGCCCGCCCCATCGCTACGAGCTCGGGGATGTCGCCGTGCTTCGCCTCCCGAATCTTAACCGCCAAATTCCACCTCCATCGTCATAGAGAGGACCGAGATAGGGAGAGGGTCCGACTGCCTCACGCAGACCGCGCCATCCTCGTCCCATAGGGGATCGATCGCGATCGTCTGCACCCCTGTCACCAGATTCGGGGGCGACCCGTAAGGCTCCGTCGTCCGCTGCTTGACCTGCCGCAGCGCGTCGAAGGAGGGCCCCACAAAGATGCTGGAGGCGTCCTTCACGCGCAGGCGTACCTGGTTCACGTTCTTTACCGTGCCCTGTCCCGCCGCCTGCAGCGCGTCTGCGCGGAGGGGCAGTGTCTTGAGGTCCGCGGTATAGGAGAGGCCCACGTGTACCTTGCTCGCGGCCTGGTCGAGCGTTATCTGTCCGTTCGAGACAGTCTTGTCTTTCACGACCGCGCCGTCCGCGAGGACGACGACGTTTTCCCCCTCCAGGTGCCAGAGGCCTTTGATCGTCGTGGTGGCGGCACCGTCGTAGGTCGCCCCGCTGTCGAGGAAGAAGCAGTCCGCGATCGTCGCAAAGACACGGGGGTGTAGAACCTCCACGTAACGGACATCCCTCCCGTCTACGCTCCTCTTCACGATCGCGTAGAGGGCGTCCTCGCTCCCCTCCGGTATCGCGGACACAGACTCGAAGGTGCCCGCTGTGTCGTGCCGGTGCCAGCCGATGACCTGGTGCTCAGGCACATACGTACACCCGAGAAGGACGCCGTCTGATCTGACGCACCAGGCGGCGGAGTAGGGCGCCCTCGTGTACGCCATGCTGACGATCGAGTACTCGTCGAAGAGGTGGGGCGCCATGATCGAGATGTCGTTCGTGTCGTACCCCTGCGACTCCCACTTGTAGAGCATCTCCCGCACGCGCCCGCCGCGGTCCTGTGCGTACAGGACAGAGCGGTTCGTCACCACCGGCTGGACATCACTCGCGCCGATGTAGCCCTGGGTCTTGTAGTCGATCGATGTCGGTGTGATCGCGTCCGAGTTCTGCGACGTGATGAGCCACTCTGCGCCCGAGGTGAAGAGAAGCATATCGCCAAGAGGGACGATGTGCCGAATGCTGTTCGCCTGCCGCGCGGTGAGTCGGACGGCGATCCGGTTGTCGTCCGTCACGGGGATGGAGTAGACCATGCTCGACTCTGTCCCTGAGCGGGTGCCCCACAGATTCTGCGGCTTGTTCGTTGTCCCCGCAAACCAGCGGCGCCCTTTGAAGTAGCCGACTGCGGCCGGATAGTTCCCGGCGCCGACGAAGGGGTCCTCCGTCTCGGGCACGGTCTTCGACATGTCGGGCGAGATGTTGTCGTCCTTGAGGCCAGTCGTCCCGTCAGAGGACTGCCCGATGTAACCGTAGACGCCGTTGGAGTCCTTGTAGACGTTGTAGCGGATCGCGCCGCTCGCGTTCGTCCACGTGATTGTGTTGTAGTTGCCAGCGGTCGCCAGGTTGTTGGTGCAGTTCGCGTTCGTGGTCGGGAGTGACTCCTCCTGTCCGTCAGTCGCGATCGCGGTCACCTTGTACTTGTAGGTGACAGCACCAGCGCCCGTGGGGGTCGCTATAGGCGACGTAGGGGCCGCCTGTGTCGGCGTGAATACAAAGGTCGTCAACGTCCAGTTCGTCGCCCCCAGGCGGCTGAGGTGCCGCTGCTGATAGCTTTTGTGGACGATCGTGAGCACGTCCGCGGACTGGGTGTAGTGCAGACTCGGGAGGTCGGCCTCCAGGTACGGGGTCGCGATCTCGTACACGCGGGCGATGGTGCCCCCGCTGGCGTAGGCCGTGAAACCCGTCGTGTCGATCACGTTGCCTGCGAGGTCTTTCAACGTGATGTGGTTCACGTCAGGGACGGTGTTGACTTTGTAGTAGCGCCCGTTCAGCTCGGTCATCCCGACGATTGAAGAGACGTAGACCCACTGGTTGACGGCGTACCCGTGCGCGGTTATCTCCAACACCCCGGGGTTCGCTTGCGTCGCCCCAATGACGTTCTTGTTCGCCTCCAGCACGGTGCCGCCCTGTGTGTGGATGCGCATGTACTGGTCCCCAAATTCGAGGACGTACGCCTGGGAGGTCGAGTAGATGAACGGGATCAGAACGGAACCCTTCGTGCTGTCCTTCGTCTCGATGACGTACCGGAACCCCGCACGATTCACTGCAGGACCGTACGGCAGGGAGATGAAGTTCCTGCAGGTATCGAGACCCGTCTGGAACTTGGCGAGATCGATCCGCCCCAGCAGCTCTGGCGTCAGTTCTCCCCCGGCAAAAGATCGGTGGAGGGTCTTGATACTCATGCTCTAGCCGCCATACTTGCCGGTGTGTGGTCCGACGAGGGGTTGCTCTTGCGAGCGTTAGAGTCGACGGCGGCAGCCTGCCCGTACTCCTGCAGGAAAATCTTGTACTGCTCGATCGAGACCTTGGCGCCTGTCGTCCCCTTCAGGAGAGGGCCTGCGAGGAAAGAAGCAAGCAAGCGCGACAGGCAGAGCGTGAAGAGCCCTGAGAATTTGGTCGTGTCCTCAACGTCGACGCAGTAGATGAGGATCGCGTCCTCCGCGTCCGTGTAGATCGCAGGAGTCCCGTCTGAGAGGGCCTCGTACTTGAAG